TCACGGCCTCCCCTTTTTCTTTTTAAGCGTTATTCCCAGCTGGTCGGCGTTGTCTCGCAACCAAAACGCAGGCTTCCCGCGTTCAAAGGATGCAGAGATGCGGTCGCCGTTATCGGCAACCCAGTCAGACAGCCCAGCGGGGACGCTCTCCACCAGCGGGGTCGCCTCGGGGTCGTCGGGGTCATCCGCTAGTATAGTCGTTGTGTAACATCTGCATTGAGGATGCCACCCTGTAAACTTGAAGTCTTTAGGATAGTCTCCTGCGAAGTCATCGCAGATGCAGTGAAACGGCTTGCCGTTGAGCGTGTGGTTCTCGGATAGATGCACACGCACTCCTCGGACAAAGTCGAACGCTTGCACACGCTGGTAGTCCGCAGTGCGGTAGGCGATATTCGTCTCGGTGGCAGTCAGTCGCAGTGCGTTCTTGTAACTGCTTCGATACACACCCTGTCCAGGATGATAGGCGGCTGCCGATTGAGATAAGCGCAGTTGTCCGTGCGCGTCACGCACCCTGCGAAATAACCTCTCGGGCTCTCTGAGGTACGCACGCAGGTCACGACTTAGAGCTGCGCTATCCTTCCCCTGCCTTAGCCCTAAGTCCAAAGCCATCTCCATCTCCGACTTCGCCTGCATAGACGTACGCCACACACGCCCCGACAAGTCCATACCACCCTCCTTTCGTGCGAGGAACGCCGCTAGAGCCTTCTCCCTCCGTGTAGCGGTCACACTCCCACGGATAGCCAGCTCGAGGGCGTCATTCTTTGCGTCCGCTCTCCCCCACGCATAAGATACTGCACTGGTCACCTCAGAGAGCATACGCCTAGACAGAGTGTGCACCAGCACATCTGCACGCTTCTTCGTGAGAGGATAGTCATCGAAGAGGAACGCCCGCTCTTGGTCAAAGTCCACAAGCGTAGCAATTAGTGAGGCTTCGTGAAGTGCCTCCTCAAAGATTGCGAGGATGCGCCCCTTCGCAACGCCTATTCGCTCGGCTATCTCCTTGGCGTAGGCTCGAGCATCTGGGAGGTTAGACTCCTTGACCATTAGTACCTATACTGCTGGAATGTTACACGGCTTGCCACTATGTCGTTCGGGGCGTAGTCCGTGACCTCCATAGACTGGTAGCGGAGGTAGTAATCTTTCCCTGCTATCCTCCACCGCCCTTCTGTACACTGACGGAGCGACTTGCAGAACTCAAGGTGAGAGCGGACGCAATTTACGCCACGCACCCACACCTCCATAGTTATATTGCGCTCCTTCTTCCCAGCACCCAGCGTTGTCGTAGATGCATCCTCCGCCTTGCTTGACGCCTCTAACGCCACCTTGCGCTCTGGCTCAGAACGGAGTGTTGTCATATCTGGGGCTACCTTGATACCAAGGCGTGTTCGTAGGTCTTCTGGGGTGAACACCCCCTGCACTACTACTGGCATCCCAAACAGAGGGAGCATCGAGGGGGTGAGCGTTATTCTTTGCCATCCGTTGAACGGCTCGTGAGGGGTTATGTGTGAGATAGTCGAGGCCAGCGTAGTCCCCAGCAGGTCGAAGTCGCAGGTGTCCCCTGCATTGAAGAGCTGGGTGGTCTTGACATCTACCACCACCGACAGCGGCTCTAGGTAGATAGGCTCTCGAAGGTCGTAGTCTATGCCGTCACTCTCCGCCCAGTCCCCAGATATGCGCGGGGCTTTCGCCTTGGGCATCTGCAGAAACGCCTCTGGGCTTGCCACCTGAACGGTAAGACGCACGCCTGCTTGTGTAGTGAGCGTTGTTGTCATAAGATGATAGCTGTATCTAGGGTTTGCACCTGCACATCGCAAGAGCTATCAGCGTGGATAGCCACAACGGAGTTGCCTCGTGCGATGATATTAGCATGCACCCCGTGCATCAGAAGAAGAGAGGTTGCGCCCTCCTCCGCTCCATTTACATATATAGTCACATCACCTGCACCAGCAACGAGGTAAGCACCACCGCTAACGGAGAGGACGGGCGTGGCGACGTCTGAGAGGAGCGTCACTGGCAGGCCTGCGAGGTCGTCCCTATGCTCCTCGAGGAGCTCCATAGAGGGGAAGCCCGTGGCGAGTGCATGCTCGACACCCCGAGGGTGCAGAAGGTAGTCGATGAGTTCCGCAGGCGTGTATTCCACGCCCTCGGTGAGCAGGCAAGATGGGCGCTTAACGCTCACCGCCTTGTATATCTGTTGGCTTAGCGTCATCATTCGGCAATCTTGAAGTATAAGCGTGCGCTCACAAGGGATTCTGAACGCTCGGGGCTTGGCGTGGTAGACACGCCCTCAGCCAATCGGAAGAGAATATCCCCAGTGTTTGACGCACGAAGGGAGGTTGCCCAGTTCGTCAGCAGGCGTTCCAGATCTGCACATCTCTTTAGGTTGGTTCTGCGGACGGCTGATGCGCCCTCCATAAAGTCGGGAACGTATATAGTGACACGTACAAAGCCACTCTGTCGTTGGTCTGCCGTAAGGGCGGTAACAGACACTACTGCGTCTTCATCGTTGCTATCTCTCTCCCTTGTTCCCTGTCGTCTCACGCTCCCATTGATAGCATCGGAGAGCGGTGTATCTCGTAGCTGTCCGATGACAGCCGTCTGGACATCAGTTGAGGTGTACATTGCGTTGTGTGGTTGTGGCTACTTGCGTTGCCATTTGAGGCTTAACTTGTCGAGCATCTTAGGCACTTCGACACGTGCGAGGGCTTCTGCGCTGTCGATAACATTGTAGCCCCTCGCTGCTACATAGTGAGCGTAATGCATACCAGCCACCACCACCAGCACATAGCCAGTCGGTGGAGCTTCTGCTATTGCCTTGGATAGGCTACTCTCTCCAGCGGAGCGCCCCGCAGGCTTATCACCCTGCACGGACATCTCACTTACAGGCACCCCATTGTACAGGACGACATAGCCAATCGAAGAGCGCAGGTTGCCCGTGCGGTCGGTGTAGCTGTTAGTCCTATTGTCTCGTGCTTCATTCACGCACTTCTCCCCTAGGTATATGAGATTGCGTACGAGTTGCGCACGCCTCTTGGCTATCTTCTCCTCGATAGCTTGGGCGATAGCCGACAACGGAGCAGTGGGGGTTATAGGCATCGTGGAGTAGCCAAAAACAAGACCTTGCGCACCGCCTTCAGTGGTCGGGCTTCCTTGACGGAGAGCTCCACCCCATTAAGGAGTAAGCGCTCTGCATCGAGTGCATCCTCGTCCCACTCTATCAGCACACGATAGCGGATATTGGTGTACGGCTCTCCCTCGGACGCCGCTGCGTTGTCGAACTCCTCGGTGCGCCATTGGCACTGAACGAACTCCGACCACTCGGGAGCGCCCTCAACAGGGAAGCCGTCGGCATCTAACGCTCCGACGGCTTGGGGAAATGCGATCTGTAAAGTACCACTATTCGGGAGTAACATCTCTTATCTTTTGAGGAGTGACCCCTTATATCCATATCTCCGCTTTGCCTTTGGGTAAAGCGGGTCGGAAGGGTCAAGATACTTTCGGTACACCTTTTCAGCTTCGTTGCGAAGCGCTTCTCTCGTGGAATATAGGACATCATAGCTGATTCCCTCCTGCGTAACGTTTGGCGCACTGGCAACCATCATCAGCACATCGGCTCGGGCGAGTTGCCACGCATCACTGCCGAGGACTTTGTCGCACACCCAATCATCGGGGCTCAGCCCTCGCCCCCCCCCCGCGCCCGCCGCGGGCGCGCCGCGCCCGCGGCCCGCGCCCCGGCGCCCGTGACGCGGAGGGCACGGCCTGCCCATCCAGCGGATATGAGTGCTGAGAGAGTAGAGACTCTAGTATTGTCATACCTAAGCCTTAGCCTTGGTTTCCTTCTTAGAGCCAGTCGTAGCCGTCTCCGTCTCGATGAGGTAGACTTGGTCGCCACCATCGATAACGGGGATAGCGTGAGCTTGCCCCATCGTGACCTCTGCCATGGGGTTCTTCTCGTGGTAGACAGACACCAGCGTTCCGTGGTCGCCTTCGGTGTAGATGACGTCCTCTGCGGGGCGCATCTTCTCGACTGGGTAGACCCACACAAGACGACCTACAACACTGCTAGGGAGGAACACCACGTTGGCGACTTCCCAAGGTGTGATAGTCTTGTACTTGCCATCTGGCGTCTGCACACGGAAGGAGCTATCTACCACACGGACATCTACGCCGAGTTCATCCTTGAGTGCATCGACAAGCACCGAGCGAGAGGGCGTGGGAAGGTCAGCCACATTGGCGACAACCGCACCGCCCTGATAGCGCATAGCCACCTGCTTACCCTCTGCGCTCTTTCGGATATTGTCAAGAGCCTTGCGAGAGAGCATAACCAGCTCGGGGCGACCCGTCGTAGAGGCAGCATCGAGAACAACCTGCATATCTGAGATAGGCGTTGCGTCTGCTTCGCTCCACTTCTTTCCCACCGTGTAGGTGTGCTCAGCGGCATAGCCGAAGTCAACACGGACGCCGTGCCCATCGCTATCCTCGTCCTTTACCAGCGTCTGACCAGTGGAGAGCCCCTGAAGGAACATCACCTCCTTGGCGACTTCGATACCCTTTACACAGAGGTCTACATCGGCTAGGAGCTTAGTAGCTATCTGCGCCTCTGCACCGCCGACGGCCTGCGCATTGAGCAGGTCGCGGATCTCGCTCTCTCTCTTGCGGAAGGAGATACCAATCTTGGGGATTTTGCCAGTGGCACGAGCGAGGCGGGCACGGCTCTTGAGAGGCAGGGGAGAATCCATCGCCACGACATCTGCGGAGACCACAGAAGCGGAGAGCGAGGCGCTATCCCACGAATCCTTGAGAGACTGCTCCGAGGTGAGCATCACCTTGTACAGGAGCTTGGGCTGCTTGTCCTCGGGCGTATCGTTGATGCGCTGGAGGATTTTCGCCATCCCCATCTTGAGGTACTTATCGTAGTACTCCTTGAAAGTTGTTAAAACCATATCTAAATAGGATTTAGGTTAGAGATTAGATGAACTCGATGCGGGGGAGCGCCTTCTTCACCTCGTCAGAGATGGTGTAAGGTGAAGCGGCGGCACGCACCTGCCCGATGGTCATAACAGGAGCAAGCTCACCGCCATTGACCAGCACATCGGCATTGAGGACACCCACAGGGGTCTTATCGCCAAAGGCGGAGTAAGCAGCTCCAGTAACGCCAGCGGCGTAGTACTTGCCATCCTTGAGGAGGACAACGTGACCCGCACGCACGACAGAAACGCCCGAGAGGAGCGAAGTGTCGAGGGCTACACCAGAGGGGATACCTGCGAGATACTTGGTGATTACGATAGAGCTGTTGCCGTCGCCGACTACCGCCTTACCAGTCATAAGATCTGTCATAGCTATCTTGTTTTATTGGTTAGTTACTTAGTTCACCCCAGTAAATGGGTCGAGGATAGTATTGCCCTTGGTGAAGTAGAACGCCTTGACGTCTTCCGTATCCTTTGCGAGGACGGCATCAGCCTTCACCTTGTACGCAGCACCCTCCTCAGTAGACCACGCTGGGGACACCGAGATATTCGCCATAGGGATATAAAGCCCTGCCGTGTCGGGGTCTTCTGGCGTGATAACGATGCTTGCAGCGTTTCCCTTGAGGAGCTTAGGCAACGCCTCACCCTTGAGGATGAACACCTCCAGCTCGAGGGTGTATGAAGGTGCGCCGCGTCGGACGTCAAGCGTTACGCCACCTTCTCCCTTAAGCTCCTTCTTTTCGCCTTCGGTACTCTCGAACTTCGTGGAGTTCTCCTTTACAGAGGCGAGGGTCTGTAACCCAGTCGTGGGGATTGTCTTACCCGTGGCGTCAACGGCGCCAATCTTGATAACAGGCTTACCCCATGCAGCTTTTGCCATAGTTAAGTTGGTTAAAGTTGGTTGGAATGTTAGATTTTCCCGAGACTCGGGTTGTCGTGAAAGAGCTTCTCCACATCCTCTGCGGTAGCTTCAGAGCCTGCTGGAGAAGGCATCGGAGTTCTCGGGTTTGTGGCTAAGCCTCTTGTCTTCTCCAAGTCGATAATGCCTTTCACCTCTTCCCCGATACCAGCGGTTAAGGAGTTAAATTCATCGTCTGACAAGTCGGAGTACTTGATGCGCTTGTACCCACTTTGCAGATGCTCGGGGAGGTCACGGATGAGTGCATCAAACGTAGCCTTTCGGGCATCTACCACCTTCGACAGCTTGAGGGCTTCGACCTCTGCACGCAGAGCGTTGATAACGCCCAGTGTATCATCGTTGACATCTGTTGCCGTTGGTGTTGGCGTTGGCTCGGGTGCGTCGATGGTCTTACCATCCCGCAGGCCGTGCTTTTTTTCATAGTTCTTTATTGAGGTCGTCGCAGCTTCGTTGGCTCTGCGATCTTCCTCCTTTGTCGTCTCCAGTGCGAGCTCCTTGGCTGCCGCTTGGATAGCCTCCTCGCCTGCGTCTGGCATCTGCTTTCTCAGCAGCTCTGTAATCACGTCTAAGTTCATAGTTATCTACACGTTAGTGATATACACATATATACCAAATAACCGATAGCAAACTACAAACACGCACAAAAAAAAGAGTGAGGAGACCGAAATCTCCCCGCTCTAAATGTCACCCAAGCGCAAAGATGCGTGCTTGGGCTACGTAACGTAAGCCACGAGCGGAGACAACCGCCTCGCTGGCTCTACAAAGGTAGGTAATCTTTTGATACCACCAAACGGCACAGACCATTTTCGTGACCTCACGAAAATGATGCCACGCTAAATCAGCCCACGCAGGAGCGGTAGCCACAACCTGCGAGATACCCACGCACCAAGAAGCAGCGCAATAGCGAGGAGTGGGGCAAAGGCTTTGAGGCGCATATCCTGCCACGCAGTGAGCTTGGCGGGGACTTCGACGTGCCTTGTGATAGTCTGCACTATACGCACGCTATCGACACGCCCAGCGTTGATCGTATCGTGGACAACTCTCTCGCGATTGCGATACACGACCTTGTCCTTGTAGATGGTATCTCCTGCCTGCCTCTCGGAGACATACACGCTGTCGTGGATGTATATGCTATCGATGCGCAGGCGATCACGCCACTCGATGCGGTCACGCCACTCTGTGCGGGTGTTCTCTATCGGGAGCACCCGTCGGGAGCAGGAGGTGAGGAAGTAGCCCAGCAGCGCAACGGCCACGACCACGATGAGCGTCTCCCACCAGCTTAGTTTATTCGTTTTCATCGTAAATCTGTGTAAATACTTTGTAGGGTAGCCACAGCTTGCTACCTTTGTGGGAGAGAGGAGCTGGGGCTGGAGATTGGCTTTCAGATTTCGTACTCATGACAAATCCTATCCAGCCCCTTCCTCTCACGCGCCCCCCCGCCTGGGAGGGGCTGGACCGGCGCATCGTGGACGTGGTGATCCGCAAACGGGGTGCCGATTCCGTCGGCCGGCTGCCCGCGGGCGAGGGCTGGATGTTCGTCGAACTGGCCGGGGAGGATCCCGCGGAGATCCGCAACCGCGCCGAGGCGCTCCTCGCCGAGGCCGCCACCCGGGCCGAGGGGGGGGCGGGGGGGCCGGGGGGGGGGCCAGCCGCC